ATTATAACGACACCCAGTTATAATTATAATATATATTAATGCTGCCATCCCATCGCGTTTCTAGAGAAACGACATCGCCGTCTTTTTTCCGTGGCAATCCCGACACAAAGCGACTAAATTATCCACGTGGTTGGAGCCTCCGTGTTCTAAAGCAATGACATGATCCACTTCAAACCACGCGGGCAATTGACGCTGACAGTCGCCGCATTTCCAACCCTGCTGTGCTGCGACATACTTCTTCTTGGTTTCACTGACACTGCGCTTGCTAGAGCCCTTGCCGGAATTGAGGATACGGCGTTCGGCCGGGGTTCCGCCGGGGGTTCCGCCGGGGGTTCCGCCCCCCAACGACGGCGTTGTTCCCATCGCGCTACTCATTGCGCGGCCAATCGCACTGCTACTCGCTCCGCTCGTTTGGCCGCCGTCGTTCGGGGACGGACCCCCGGTCATATCAAAAAACGGCGTTATCATATCCGCGGTCCCCTTGCTTATCGGCATATACTTTATAATATCATTTGCGTGATACATCAACTGCCTAGAGTTTTCCGGATTACGGCGCAAAAACAAGAACAGCGAGAGACCTGCGAACGCAAACATTGCCATCTTCATCCATTTTTGATTGCTCTGAAACATTTTCATTAGGCGTCCGTCATAGTATGTGTTTACAATAAGGACTGCTGCTACAAGAAAAACGATATACTCGGCTTTTACCATTGTGTATGTGCGGTTATATATAGCAGCGAATAATATCGCCGGCATAATCGCCTTCACCGGAATAAACCGGTTCACCGGAATAAACCGGTTCACCTATTATGGTAATAATACGCAGCATATCCCAGCCCGGCCACCACCAATATATACACCAATCTCTCACGGTATTTCAGTTCCTCCAGGATTTGTATCGGTTTCGGGCGATAGTGTAGATAGTATCTCTCAAGCGCATCATGTAGCGACATCTCGTCCTTCATCAGGAGAACATTATACCGATTGTGGATGAAATGGACCCATTTAATAAACGAATCGCGGCTATCTAAATAAGGCGTCACCGGGTATTTATCCAACATCCGCGCAAACTCCGACGACATTTCGGGGTCGGGAATCAGCATCGGGAAGTTCTGGATGAAGTCGTAATATTTCTTACGCGTGACATCATTGACGTGGTCTGGGTAATTCACCGCGGCGGTCATTAACACAAACCAGTATTGCGGACCCCATATTCTCGCGTCTAATTTTAGCATTACTGCAATGAAATGACATAAAAACAATCACAGAATTACGATAAGTAATGGAACACGAAATCCAAATGTCGGCGACCAAAGAACCGGTCGCCGCCGCCGACCCCGAACCCACCGACCACGAATCCATTGTAAAATTAAACAACCCTAAATCCGCATTATCGTATTTGGAAATAAGCCAATTACGAAATCATAAATACGCGGCGGCATCGGAAGTGGCGTCCGTAGCATCGTCCGCGGCATCCGCAGCATCGTCCGCCACTCCCGCCGCCCCCGCCGATAAATATTTTTGTAATAACTGTAATCGGACCAATCACGTGTATAATAATTGCCGTGCGCCAATTACCAGTATCGGCGTCGTCGCATTCCGTTGCGGTCATACCGGCCCCGAATACCTTATGATACGCCGCCGCGACTCATTCGGGTTCGTGGATTTCATTCGCGGCAAATATTCGCTCAACGACGAAGCGTATATCCAGCGCATCATTGACGAAATGACGATGTCCGAAAAGGCGAACCTGATGCGTCTTACATTTGAACAGTTATGGCGTTTGTTATGGGGCGAGTATACACGCGGTAGCCAGTATAAAAACGAAGAGCAAGTGTCGTATGAGAAGTATCGGCAAGTGCTTGGGGGGATACGCACGAAGGACGGCCGTGTGAAAAACCTCCAGCAGTTTATAGACGAATCCACCAAGCGATGGACCGAAACCGAGTGGGGGTTTCCGAAAGGCCGCCGGAACTACAATGAGAAGGACCTGCCGTGCGCGTTGAGAGAATGCCTAGAAGAGACTGGATATGACATCACCGCGGATAATGTTATACAAAATATCGCGCCGTTTGAAGAGATATTTATGGGGTCCGATATGAAGTGTTATAAACAGAAGTATTTCCTCGCGATGGTGGATTTAGATAAGAAGCCGAAAAAGGCGCACGATATTATGGAGGTGGGCCTTATGAAATGGATGCCATTTGAAGAGTGTATCCAGGCAATCCGACCTTACAATTTAGAAAAAATCGGAATTGTCCGTAAAATCAATAACATATTGTCCCGCTATAGAATATTTTGAGTTAGTTCGTTCCCTTTTATTTCGTGTAGATATATAAAGGAGCACCGGGGTATTATAATAATACATACCTAGAATTAGAAATGTCCGAAGAACAAGAACAAGAACAAGAAAATATACCGATGGAATTGTCCGTGGCGTCGGTTGCCACTGCCGCACTTGCCGCTACAACGGAAGTAGGACCGGGACTGGGACTAGGACCAGGACCAGGACCAGGACCGGCAGCCGCAGCCGTCCGAAGTATAAAACCGAAGCCGAAGGCGAAAGCGAAAGCCGGTTCTGCTGCTGCTGCCGCTGCTGCCGCTGCGGCCTCCCCCAAAGATACTATCGCAAGAATGAAACGCGACCTAGAAGACGGGCGCAGACGCCTCTCGCCTGAAGAAATCAACAACCCATTTAGTAAGGAGTTCAATAAGCTGCTTTTAAAAAAAGAACTGCTTGAACGAGAGATGACGTTACACGACATAGGAGTATTTCCTCACGACATTGGAGTATTTCCTGGTGACAGCGCCGAAGCAGGCGCCGCCGCCGTGGACGGTCTCTACCCCACCCTAAACGACCCCAATTTTAATACCAAAATCGCCCTTCGGAAGGAGTTTTTTGATACCAAGATGGACGTAGATAATACAAAAAGCGTGGAAGAAGAGGCCGAGATTCTCTGTAACGCGCAGATAGAGCTCGCGCCCAACCAGCAATTCGTCCGGAATTTTCTCTCGGTGGAGACTCCGTATAATAGCTTATTGTTATACCACGGACTCGGAACGGGGAAGACATGCTCGGCGATTAGCGTGGCGGAGGAGATGCGCGATTATATGAAGCAAATGGGAATTAACCAGCAAATCATTGTGATTGCGTCGCCGAACGTCCAAGAGAATTTCCGGCTTCAGCTCTTTGATGAACGCGAACTCCGAGAGATTGAGCCGGGGGTATGGAATATCCGCGCGTGTACGGGGAATAATTTCATCAAGGAAATCAACCCGATGAATATGAAAGGACTTACCCGTGATAAAATTGTGAAGCAAATCCGGCGCCTTATTTCGTCGCATTATTCGTTTTTTGGATATAATGAATTCGCGAATTATGCGCGGACACACGCATCAAGTGTGGGGATTTCGCAGGATGAGGCAGTTATACAAGAGGTCAGGCGCAAAGGAGCGGGAGCGGGGGCGGCGGCGACTGCGGCGACTGCGAAGAAAGGCCGTAAATCAGCCACAGAACTTGCCAAAGTAGCCGAAATGGAGACCCTCGCAATTGAAACGCTCTCCGTTACGAAGTTGCGTAAATTATTCGCGAATACACTGATTATCATTGACGAAGTTCATAATATTCGTATCACCGACGATAACCGCGATAAACGCGTGGCGAAGATTCTCTTCCAAATCGTCCAGAAGGTCGCTAATGTGCGCTTGCTTCTTCTCTCTGGCACGCCAATGTATAATAGTTATAAGGAAATCGTGTGGCTGATAAACCTGATGAACTTGAACGACCGTCGCGCCACAATTGACATCGCGGACGTGTTTGATGACCGTGGGAATTTTCGTGTTGACGCGGAAGGCCGAGAGATTGGCAAGGATTTACTTATTCGGAAAGCGACGGGGTATGTTTCATTTGTGCGGGGCGAGAACCCTTATACATTTCCTTATCGGATATTTCCGAGAGAACACTCGCCGGAACATTCACTTCTGGCGAGAGCAGCGGGAGCGTCAGCGGGAGCAGCGGTAGCCGCGGTAGCCGCGGGAGCAGCGGTAGCCGCGGGAGCAGCGGGAGCCGCGGGATACCCGCGAACCCAATTAAACGGGCGTCATATTGACCAACCCATAGAGCATATTGACGTATATATGGTCCAAGTAGGAGATATCCAAGAAGCGGCTTATCGGTTTATTATTAATGATATGAAGGCAATGTATATTTATAAAAAGACCGCGATGGTGCGCCGAAAGAAGGCAGCAGCAGCGACGGCGGCGACGACAGGAACAGGCAAGGGTAAAAAGGCCGCATCCGCCGCCGCCGCATCCGCCGCCAACCCACCCGCGGTCATTGACGAATCAACCCTCGTTGAATCAGTAGACTTCCCCTCTTTTGAAAATATGGATACGATAGGTTATGCGGCCGTCCAGCGACCCCTTGAGGCGTTGAATATGATATACCCGCACCCATCTCTCATTGAGTATATGAACAATCCCAATGACGAGTTTGATATTGCGGCGTGTATCGGCAAGGAAGGTCTGCGCCATATTATGTCGTATGAAGAAACCGGCAATCCTCCGATGCGCCTGAATTTTGAATACCGCCCCGAATTCACGCGCGCCTTTAAGTTGCCAAATGGGGAAACGACCACGAAGGCATCCGCGCGCATCTTCGCCCCCGACAATATTGGGCGATACTCGGCGAAAATCAAGAATATCTGCGACACGGTGCTTACGAGTGAAGGTATTATACTCGCATACAGTCAGTATATTGATGGCGGGGTCGTCCCCATCGCACTCGCATTAGAAGAACTCGGTTTTACGCGGTATAGCGCCGCGGGTGCGAACTCGTCGCTTTTCCGAAGTAAGCCCGTAGCGAGCATTGACGCGATTACGATGCTCCCCCAGCGCCAGCACCAGGCACAATTTCCGAATCAGCCGTTCCGTCCTGCGCGGTATTCCGTGATTACGGGCGACCCCACGATTTCCCCCGATAATCTCTTTGAACTGAAAGCCTTGACAAGTGAAGATAATACGCACGGCGAAAATGTGAAGGTTGTCATTATATCCGTCGCGGGCAGTGAAGGTCTAGATTTCAAGAATATTCGGCAGGTCCATATCCTGGAACCGTGGTATAATATGAATCTCCTGGAGCAAATCATTGGACGCGCTATCCGGAATTGTAGCCACAAACGTCTGCCATTTTCGCAACGGAATGTGGAACTGTATTTATACGGAACCCAGCTGACGAACCCCGAAATAGAGGCGATTGACCTGTATTTGTATCGTTTATCTGAGTTTAAATCCGTGAAAATCGGCGCAGTCTCTCGCGTGCTCCGCACATCGGCCGTGGATTGTCTTCTGAATATCCAGCATAATACGCAAACCGCCGCTCAATTAAACCAGGTGGTCCGGCAAAATCTCTCGTCGCGCAAACAAATAGAGTATCAGGTAGGCGCGCGCCCTTATTCCGCATTGTGTGATTATATGGCGCGGTGTGAATATACATGTACTCCGACATTTTCAAATGGGCGGCCGATTCAGGAACAAGAAGAATTATACGGGCTCGGTGACGACAGCGACAGCGACGACAGCGGCGGCGAAGGCAGAGGCAGAGGCCGAGGCAGCGATATTCGCCTGGATACATTTAATGAGAAGTTTATGTCAATGAACCTGGATAAAATCATCCATAAAATCCGCGAATTATACAAGGACCGATTTTTTTATAAGAAAACCGGGCCCAATGGAATAATCGCGCACGTAAACGCCATCCGCCAATACCCCGTCGCGCAAATAAACCTCGCACTCACGCAAATGGTAACCGAGCCGAATGAATATGTCAATGATAAGTATGGCCGCCTCGGACGCATCATCAATGTCGGTGATTATTACTTATTCCAACCGATTGAAATAACCGATAAACGTATCAGTATTCACGAACGAAGCACACCTGTTCCATTTAAACATACCTCTATAGAATATCCTCTTCCAGGTAGTATAACGGAAGACTACTTGAATATTAGGCCGCCGGGGCCGGGGGCGATGGCGATGGCGATGGCGATGGCACCAGTCGTTCCAAATCAGAAGGTGGTTGATAAATTGAAGAAGGGGGTGAAGGTCGCAGCGGTCGCAGAAGAAGCCGCGCCTGAGAATGTCGCCGCACCCGTAGTCGTCGCTGACGAGCCTCTGGGCAATGAAATAGATGATTTTATTGAGACACTTTCAGATACATTTGAAACGTGTAAAACCGTTTATGAAAAAAACACGAAGGAACAGGACGAATGGTATTATTATTGTGGAAAGGTCATAGAGCAAATCTCTCAGACGGAGGAGTTTCATACAACGAGAGAGCAACTCTACTCACTTGTAATTTCTAATTTGTTAGAACACATGTTTTTTGAAGATAGTCTCAAACTCGTGAATTATCTGTATCAAAAGAACAATTACGCGGGGTCAGGAGCTGCGACTACAGGAGTAGGAGCTGCGACTACGGGAGTCATCCAACCGTTGTCGCCATTTGAGAGAATGCTGTTGAATTATTACGAACAACACATTATCGTCCGACCGCTAGTAG